CTGAAGAACCTGATGTTCCTGATGAACCACTTGTTCCACTTTCTCCTGAAGAACCTGAAGTTCCTGATGAACCACTTGTTCCACTTTCTCCTGAAGAACCTGAAGTTCCTGATGAACCACTTGTTCCACTTTCTCCTGAAGAACCTGATGTTCCTGATGAACCACTTGTTCCGCTTTCTCCTGAAGAACCTGAAGTTCCTGATGAACCACTTGTTCCGCTTTCTCCTGAAGAACCTGATGTTCCTGAAGAACCTGAAGTTCCTGATGAACCACTTGTTCCGCTTTCTCCTGAAGAACCTGATGTTCCTGAAGAACCTGATGTTCCTGATGAACCACTTGTTCCACTTTCTCCACTTGAACCTGATGTTCCACTTGAACCACTTGTTCCGCTTTCTCCTGAAGAACCTGATGTTCCTGATGAACCACTTGTTCCACTTTCTCCTGAAGAACCTGAAGTTCCTGATGAACCACTTGTTCCGCTTTCTCCACTTGAACCTGAAGTTCCTGATGAACCACTTGTTCCGCTTTCTCCTGATGAACCACTTGTTCCACTTTCTCCTGAAGAACCTGATGTTCCACTTGAACCTGAAGTTCCTGATGAACCACTTGTTCCGCTTTCTCCTGAAGAACCACTTGTTCCACTTTCTCCTGAAGAACCTGATGTTCCTGAAGAACCACTTGTTCCACTTTCTCCTGAAGAACCTGAAGTTCCTGATGAACCATTTGTTCCACTTTCTCCTGAAGAACCTGATGTTCCTGAAGAACCACTTGTTCCACTTTCTCCACTTGAACCTGATGTTCCTGATGAACCACTTGTTCCGCTTTCTCCACTTGAACCTGACGTTCCACTAGTTCCTGATGAACCTGAAGAACCATCAACACCACTTATACCTGAACTACCTGAAGTTCCTGATGAACCACTTGTTCCGCTTTCTCCTGAAGAACCTGAAGTTCCTGATGAACCACTTGTTCCGCTTTCTCCACTTGAACCTGATGTTCCTGATGAACCGCTTGTTCCACTTTCTCCACTTGAACCTGATGTTCCTGATGAACCACTTGTTCCGCTTTCTCCACTTGAACCTGATGTTCCTGATGAACCGCTTGTTCCACTTTCTCCACTTGAACCTGAAGTTCCTGAAGAACCACTTGTTCCGCTCTCCCCTGATGAACCGCTTGTACCACTTGAACCCGATGTTCCTGAACTACCTGACGTACCGTCTGTACCGCTTGAACCCGATGTTCCCGAACTACCTGATGTACCATCTGTACCGCTTGAACCCGATGTTCCCGAACTACCTGATGTACCATCTGTACCGCTTGAACCCGATGTTCCACTTGAACCTGAAGACCCGTCTACACCACTAATACCTGAAGTACCACTAGTTCCCGATGAACCACTTGAACCATCAACACCGCTAATACCTGATGTTCCAGATGTTCCAGTACTACCAGTAATAGTTACCGTAATGTTTCCACTACCATCATTAACAACGGTTGCACCGCTAAATGTCATACCTGTGACATTGGCTACTGTTGTCGTACCATCACTAACACTAAGTGGACTACCTCCACCACCTGATGTGAATCCTGAAACATTTACTGAAGAACCATCACTATTATTTAAGGTAAGTGTACCTGTTCCACTATCGTATGTTCCACCTGTTACCGTACCTGTAAATCCTGTGATTGTAACTGTCCCACCAGTGTTGTTATATAAATCTAATGTAGTAGTACCTGAATTGTACGTACCACCTGTAATCTGAATATCAGTACCATAGAATACTCTCCAACGAGCATTTTCTCTCGTATCATTATACCCTTCAATTGTTGACGCAGTCCATGCGTTAATAAAATCTTTACCGGCTTGAGAACGACTATTAACCGTTGTTGAATAGTCAGTTACTGTTTTTGCAGAATTTCCTGTAAGTCCCGATAAAGAATCCCATAAAAATTCATAATTAGGTATTACGTATTGATAAACAGTATCAGTTTCTTGGACATAAACTTGCATACCCAATCTTCTTCTACCTGAAGATATATTATCGGAATTTAAACTTATACCATCTGGCGAAAATGATGTTCCCGTCCCTTTTGTAAAATTAATTGGGATTGTATTTGCCGACAATTGTATATTTGAAGGGTATGTTGTTGCAGTTAATATAAGTTCTAAATCCCTTAAATAATAAACCTCCATATAACCCCCAATAGTTAATACCGAAAAATTAGTACCAAATGTCGAGGTTCTTGCAACACTTTCACTACCACTTAATTGTGCTGATGATAAAGGGTTTTTATATTCAAATGCCATATTTCAATTTAATTATTATTCAATTTTATTCTTAAGATTTAGTATCCCCCTTAATCCATAAAGTCGCACCTAATGGTGGTGTTGTTGGTACAAAATAAAGTTCATTCATCCACAATATTCTATAAACTCCCGCAGGAATAACACATCCACCAGGCACTGTCACATTTATTGACGCATTTCCTGCGTCAGGTATACCATTATCAATGATTCCAACCGAACAAGCAGCTCCTGTACCAACATCTAATGTCATATTGTTCATGGTACCTCCCACACCATTCAATGGTACCCAAACAGTATAAACATATTGTTCTGTAGGATTAACCATTGTTGTTGTAATACCAATACTACCAAATGTGTATTGATTTTGAGAACAACCTTGTGAATCAACCCCTGTACCTGAAGCCTGTCTGATTGAATTTTTAATTGTACCAACATTGGTTATAAAATTACCACTTGAACCTGACCATCCAGGATATTGAGCATAGATTGCCATGTCAGCAGCATATGTTGCCCCACCTGCGGGTCCACTACTATTATTAGTAAATCCATTGTAGTTACCACCAGCGTTACTTGTCCATAAACCTATATCACCTTGTGATGTTGAATCTTGTGGTTCAGGGAAAATGTATGCACTAAATGGAACATTAGTCGGTGTTGGTGTTTGTGTTAATGTTGGTGTATTAGTTGGTGTTTCTGTATTAGTTGGTGTAGGTGTTGCAGTATTACTTGCCGTATTAGTCGGTGTTTGAGTATTAGTTGGTGTTTGGGTTGGTGTTGCAGTGTTAGTTGGTGTATTTGTTGGTGTTACAGTTGGTGTTTTAGTATTTGTAGGTGTTTGAGTATTTGTAGGTGTTTGTGTTATAGTGTTAGTTGGTGTTACAGTTGGTGTTTGAGTATTAGTTGGTGTAACACTTGGTGTAGGCGTTGTAGTATTAGTTGGTGTTTGTGTTTGAGTATTAGTAGGTGTATTAGTATTTGTTGGTGTTACACTCGGTGTCTGAGTGTTAGTTGGTGTTATTGTTGGTGTAGGACTTGGTGTTGTGGTAACTCCAGTCATTGGGTCAGTAGGAGTTGGTGTTGGTGTAACTGTTGGTGTTGGTGTTGGTGTACATCCCGCACCTGAATCTGATAACGTTAATACAACACCATAAATCATTTCGGTCCTTGTAACTCCAGTATATACAGCAGTAGTTCCTGTAGAACCAACATAAATATCAAATGGACCAACAGCATTGTTAATACCATCAAACCTAACAATAATGTTCTGATTACAACCTGTAATGGTGTATTGATTAGTTACCGCATTAAGACATCCACTAGCCTCATTAACTACGATAATATCATAAATTTGCCCCATTCTATTATTTTATTTCTTAATAAATACAATGACATTGTAGTTTATAAAATAATATTTTTTTTTTCTATAAACTTAAATTACAATTGTATCAAAAATACAATCAGGATTGTCCAAGGCAATTGTAAAAATACAATCACTTGCAACGATTTGAATTGTAAATCCGCAACCATATCTACATTCAAGAATTTTAAATTTTGAACACCCATTAGCGTCAGTTATTTTTAACATGATTGCAGGCGCATTATCAAATATTGTGGGAAGATAAAAATTTTCAGTAGGTGGAACCGCTCCACTAATTGTTCCAACAAAATATTCATTATTACCATAAACATCAGAAACATACACCTGATATGGTGATGTACCTGTTATTGATATGATTTCTATCATTGCCATATTAACTCACACAATTAATATCATATTGGATTATTAGGTCAATTACAATTTGTTGATTTGCCAATCCACCTTCTGTAGATATTGTTACCACACTTGTTGTAGTATCTATCGTAACACTACTAACACCGGGTATTGATAATAAAATTGTTTCAACCGCATCGTACCATTGTTGATTGGTTGGAATATCTAATAATGTTGTACCCGTATAAAAAGAATCTGTATATGTCACTCCACTAACCTCTACTTGAGCAACAAAAGTTGCTGCACTTAATAAACAATTGGTGTGTCCAGATATAATATCATAATAACCTTCATTTAACATTTGAAGAATACCTCTCTCTGTTCCCGAAGTATATTGAAATTCTTTTTCACACATTGTGTAAATTTGATATGTTGATTCAATTGCCGTACAACTTATAATAGTACTCCTTGTTTGAACACATCCATTATCATCAACAATTGTTAAACTGTAAGTTCCACCCGTAAGACCTGTTACCGTTATATTTTGTGGATTACCACTAATATTATTGGACCAAGTAAATGTAAAAGGTGGTGTACCTGAACTAATTAATGCCGTTATTGTACCACCTGAACCAGTTCCACAACTTGTTGGATATAAAGAATATTGTAATGGTGTACCGTATGATACGGTAACATTTCCTGTTTGAACACAACCTGTTGTGTCAGTCACAGTATAACCATAGGTACCAGTTCCCAATCCATCAAAGGTTGCCGCACTAAAACTAGTGTTAACCGACTGACCATTACTTAATTGGTAGGTATATGGTGCCGTACCACCTGTTGATAATGTGAGTGTAACAGTACCGTTATTTAAATTACAAGTTGAACCTGAACTTGATGTTGTTACAGTGTAAAGATTTTGGGCAATAATAGTTATTTCTTGTTGATATAAACAACTAGTACTATCAGAAACATAAACAGTATAAGTTCCACTTTCTAAATTAACAAAATCATAAGCAGTTGAGTTTGAAACTGCATTGACTACTGATGAATCGGGATAAACTAAAGTATATGTGTATGGAATTTCACCACCGTCTAAAGTAATTGATATTTTACCATCACTACTACTACATGTAGAGTTAGTTTGAGTAACAGATAAACTATTAAAAGTGTTTGGCGTTTGTAAAACTGTTGAAAATGTTGCTTTACATAAAGCAGCATCAGTAATATCCACCGAGAATGGTCCTGAAGATAATCCCGAAAAAACATATGATGTTGCATAGGTAATTGCAACTGTACCATTTGAACCCGAATAATAGTAAGGTCCAGTTCCTCCAGTTATAGTTAACGTAAGTGAACCATCGGCAACAAAACAAGAAGGTGTAACCGCAGTCCATGAACCTAACCCAATACTTGGGACAAAATCTACTGTGGCCACTTGTGATAATACACAACCATCCGATGAAGTTACTGTAACCCCATAACCGCCAGCAGTAAGACCCGTAATAGTATCACCTGTAACACCATTAGACCATTCATAAGTAAACGGAGCATTACCCGTAACTCCTGTAACATAAACTTTTCCTGTTGGACTAGCACATTGAGTATCATTTACAATATAAAATCCGTAATCAAGCGTATTAGATGAATAGATTATACACGTTTCAGAAGTTCCTGAACAACCAGCACAATCAACAGCTGTTACTGAATAAGTTCCAGCGGATAAATTATTAAAAGTTCCAATATTTGTTGAACTTGTTTGTGAATCAACAAATCCATAAGCGGAATATAAATAATAATTGATAACATCACAACTTGATGTTGCGGTTACCGTCAATGAACCATTATCTAAACCACATGTTGTTGCAACTTCAGTTTGAAATCCAATTGTCAACCCCGAACCAATAACAACGTTAATATAAAATTCGTTATTTGTAGGTGCTGTAGAGTCATTTGCTCTAACATAGTAAGTTCCCGCAGGTAAATTTGTTTTGTAATCACCCGTACCTAAGTTTGGATAATACCAATCAAAAGTATATGGTGGTGTTCCCCCACTAGCCGTAATCAATGCCGAACCCAACCCTGTTTCACAAGCACCCGTAACTGTTAGGGTATATGCAAATGTATTACCATTATTATATGGTGATGATGATGGTGTTGGAGTTGGTGGTAGTTCCGTTGGCGTAATTGTTGGTGTTGGCGTAATTGTTGGTGTTGGCGTAATTGTTGGTGTTGGCGTAATTGTTGGTGTTGGTGTTGGAGTTGGTGGTAGTTCCGTTGGCGTAATTGTTGGTGTTGGCGTAATTGTTGGTGTTGGTGTTGGAGTTGGTGGTAGTTCCGTTGGCGTAATTGTTGGTGTTGGCGTAATTGTTGGTGTTGGTGTTGGAGTTGTTGGGCAAGGCGAATATGTTTCACAATCGGGACAATCTGAAAATGTTGATAGATAACTAAAAACACAATTATTGTCGGTATATATTGTTGACCCTGTGTATCCAGTAATTACTGTTGCACAACCATTAAAAGTTCCACCAGTTCCAACATAGTTAAGGAACATTGTTGTACCATTAACATAATCGGAACCTAATTCAATATCACCACGTCTGAAACTAAATGTTGAACCATCGCAACATGCCGAAAATGTGTAAAACAAATTGTATGGGTACATATTGGTGTTAACTGACGGACATCCTGTTGACGAATTACAAGCACCACCAGCATTTGTCGCGTCAGGTGATAGGTATGTTGAACTCGGAATACCACCAGCACTTGAAATATAAGCATAACACGCACCATCACCGCTATAAATAACATAGCTTTGGTTTACAGTCCATCCACTCGCATCATCAATAGTAAATGTTTTATAAATTGTATCTCCTGTATAATTGAAACAATTTTGAAATAATTTATCTACTAACGCCATAACTATTAAATATTATTATAAGGTAGTTTACTGACAACTAATGTCTATATTAACCCCCACGTTTATTTGTAAAGTAATTGGTTCTGAACTTGAAGCACATGTCAAGTTATATATTGTAACCTCATTACCGTTCACATAAAAGAAATAACCATAATTAACTAATTGTTGTAAATTTAAAATAAGTGCTGTCTTCCATTGGTTATTTGTTGGGACTTGTCCTGTTCCATAACCATCAAAAAATTTATTTTGTATTACAGTTGTACCATCAATCTTAACATCAACATACCATTGTGAATACAATGAGTTTGCGTTACAATCTGAAAGGAGATAACCTTGTGTATCTAAGTAATTATATAATACGTTATATAGTATTTCTGAGAATGACGTAACATCACCAGGATTTGCTCCAATCCAAGGGTATATTGAACATGTTGCACTTTGTTTGGTACAATCAAAAGAGAATAGTTGACTTGTTACTAAACATGGGTCATTTTCAATTGGTACTAATTGACAACCTCTTTGTCTTCTATAAACATATTTTTGTCTTTGTAATGCCGAGTTTTCTAAACGGGTACCAGTATTCCATATTGTAGAGGCTGGAATCATTTGTTGTGTTAATCTAATCCAATATGGACCAAGACCATCAACATACTCAATTAATTTTTGATATGTAAAATTATCATTTGGAATTCCAACATTTTCTTCAGAAAGAAGGTAATTGTAAAAAATATTTAATAGTGTTGGATATCCACCTGTTTTACCATCTGTTGAATACCACCTATCTCTAATATTAATTGTATTGTTAACAAATGTTTGAGCAAATTCAAAAAATGTTTTTTTGTTTGCTTCAGGATTAATATATGTCCAATCATACGTTCCTAAACTTGGGTATGGCGATGTCATTCCTGCATTAGGAATTGGGTAATTATAATTCTTGGACATTGACCAAACATTATAAAGAATACCTTGACCAGGGTTCATAAACAAATCAACATTTTTGGCATTAAGAACTAATCTGTCATCTGAAACCACGTAATACGCATTGTACCCCGATTCAACACTAACTCTGAATGTTGGTGGTTGCCAACTTTTTTTATTGTCAGGAACAAGTTTCAAGTTATAACCCAAATTCATATATGGGAAATTTCTGAATCTATCAAAATATTCTTGTCCGTAAGTAAAAGGTTGTAATGTTGTTTGAACATTTGGGCTATTACCTGTAAAAACCGATGTGGTTTGATTTACAATTTGTGGACTTCTGTGTTGTGGTGTTGATTCAAACCATCCTGCACCTTTTTCAAAATAATAATCAGAAGTTTCAATTGGTGCTCTTGGATAACCAAATTCATCAACGGGATAATCATCAATTGTTTCACCCACAAAAAAAGTTTGTGTTGATGATGTAAATGCTGTGTATGTTTGACCGTAAATTGAAAAGGTATTACCCGTTGCTAACGCTGTTGTATTTTCAATATATGTACCGCCAGTAATTTGAGCGTACTGCTCACCAAATTGTCTCATATTGATTCTTTGGTCGGCAACATAAACGTGTTCATTAAATTCAACCAACGCTTCAGGAGCTCCAACCAATCTTAATGTAAACTCAACTGAACGTCTCGTACCTTTGGATTTAAAAAGATATGCTGAGTTTAATATTAAGTTTCTATAAAATTGATAATTTAATTCTGAAGGTGTAAGTTCTCTTGAAAAACCAGCGTATTGTGTAACACCTGTTGACGAGTATACCGAATCTAAAAAGTTTTCATTTGTAATTGGTGATATGTTTGTACTCCATCCTAATGTTTGTGCTAAATTTTTCAATAACATTGATGGTATATCATTCCCTGGCGTGTAGTTAACAGAATTCATGTACGCTAAGGCATCAATGAATTGTTTTACTTGGTCAAAACTTCTTCCGTATATTTGTAATACTTTAGCAACTCTATGGTCTGGCGTGTCAAATTCTAAAAATGATTCTGTTGTTAAGAAACGGGTAATTAAGTTTGTCTTGAATGAATCAAAATTAATTGCGATTTCATTTAACTTTTCAAGATAGGTCGTAAATAATGGAGTTCTAATATCTAAATTCCAAAGACCGTCTTTAGGCCAAGTTAATGTAGATGTTTGTATTGATACAACACCAGAATCAGTTTCAACAGGAACATTAAATGTTGCCGTATATGGTGGTGTCGCCAATCTATTTAATAAAAACTTTTCAACCTCATCAAAATCTTCCGAAAATCCTTTTTCAGTATAATATGTGTTTGGTTTAATATAGATTGAATCTACCGTTGATGTAACACTAATGAATGGTTGTCCAGTAACGATAATTTTAAGATTACCTGAATATAAACTATCTGTTGGGTCTAAATCAATAATTGGGTATTCATTACCATTTACAAACAAACTATAATCTCGGTATCTATTTGTTAAATCCCTAATTGGTGAAAATTGTTGTTCTCTATTTTGAAGATTAATTATAGAATTAACAGAATAATCAATGTTGAATGGGTTTTTAATCCTTGTTGCATCAATCGTAAATTCAGTTTCATTTGGTACAGGACTATATACGATATTTTCCGCAGTTAATCCTGATGTGAAATCATAATAGATTGCATCAACTTCAATTGCCGCAGGAAAGAAGTTTAATATTTTTTGTATTGATACTTCAAATCTTTTTTGTAACGAACCAAATATTGTAAAATTAGTTACAACTGATAAATCATAATTTGGATAAACTCTATATTCCTTTGCTAATAACTCTCTTGAAGCATTTATTGAATCTAAATCTAAATCTTGTAGAGAAACAGGATTTTGAAACGTTCCAATGTTAAATGTTCTATTTGTTTTTTCTGAAAGTCCTAAATCAAATTCAAAATTTCCTTGTGTCAATCCACCACCTTGCACAGTCTGTAACCCTACGATATTATCAAAGGGAGTTCCGGCACCTGAAGCCGCTGTGTTAGGTATGAATGTTTTAGCCATTATTGAGCTGTAATATTTTGATAACTTTTACTGAAGTCAATATTAGTACCTCTATTATCTTTAACCTCATACAACAAGTTATTAAAGTCATCTTTAATTTCATACAAGTTAAATTGTTGATAGATGTTGTTTTGAGCATCATAGATAGTGTAGATACCATCCTCCATAGATTTAGTTTGATTACCATAAAGAGCAATACCCAATGTATCAATGTCATATTCAGAAACTTGAACCTCTAACATTAATGGATTGAAGTAAGTATTTGATAATACAATACTCTGAGCTGGTTGTCCAATATATGGTGTGGCGTTTGGTTTGTTTGTTGGTGATGAACTTGGTGATAAAGTACAAAACACCAAATTAGTTTGACCTTCAGTATATCTATATCTAACAGCCTTTTGTAAAGTATTAGTTAAATTTTGAATAACAGGCTCACAATAAAAATTTGAAGTAACAATCCTAAAGAAGTTAGGTATTTTACTACCATCAGAGTTTAAATATTCAATTCTAAATCCAACAAGTCCTTGAGCAACAAATTTATTAACATATTGACTTGGTACGTTACTTAAATCAATTACAATTCCTTTAACGTTTGGTAATGCTGATAACACACCACAATCAGTAATACTTGTTCTAATTTCCGCTGGTCTTATATAAAGAGTGTAGATACCTAATTGAGTGAATGTTTCTGCAGGTAATCTAAGATTGTATAAACCACCCAAGATTTCATTTGAGTTTCCGCCAGTTGCAGCATTATTAAAATAAGGTCTTAATATTGTTGTTGCATCCAAAGTGGTTAGAACAAAATTGTCCGTTACATCTCTTGATGGTGTATAATTCATGACGATACTTACGTCTTCGGGTGATACATCTGCCGGTCTTATTGTACCATAGGTTCCTGTAGCCATTTTTTTATTTTATCTATTAGTAATAAATACCATTTTTATTTTTTTATGTAACATTAAAAAAGTAATATCCATATTTTATTAAGTCTCCCAAATTATCAACCTCACCAATTCTTTGTATTCTTTCATACGCCGAATTTTTACCTCGTTCAATGAATATATTGGATTGGACTTCAGCTTGAGCAATGACACCCAACAATAATTCATCTTTTACTAAAGGTTCTTGTACCATCCAATCTGCCGTTAAACCCGATGACTGAAGAAAGAAAATTGTAGTTCCATCAGCATAGTCAACATAGTCAACATTCTGTATTGTATATGCTGTATAAACTAAATTAATTTCAGTAATAATACCATAATCAACATTATTCTTTTGAACAGGTACCAATAATTTAAATTTTGGTGTACCATAAAATGCCAAGTCATTAATTCTTGAGTCGGTATATCCACTAACAGTAAATGGTACTGAAACATATGCCGATGAAACTTGGTCTTCAACTAAATTAACACTGTCACCAGTAAAAATATAGTTGTACGATATTGGTGTTGCACTCCAAGAACCAACATTTGGTGTAAAGTATGCAGTTCCACTTGGATTAAAATCAGGAACTTCAACATATGGTGTTTGAATATTTTTAGATACCGTTGTGTTTCCCCAAGGATTATTTTGTGATAATGTAATTGTATATTCACTTGGGTTTGTATTATACGTGTGAACAATAGAATTAGGTGCGTACGTATTAATTGGTTGTAATGGTGTTCCATCACCCCAATCTAAAAAATATGTTGATAACTGAAGGTAGGCATTAAACTCAACATCTGCGGTATTATAAACATACCAAGTAAATGGATTTCCTGTTGTGGATGAAAATATAAAATTGTTTACAACATTTATTTGTGAAATTGCACCATCAAATACAGAGTAATAACCCAAATCAATTGTATTTTGTGTTAAAAGAATTGGAACTGTAAGACCTGTTAAACTTGATGTGTTGTTAACACCACTTGTTAAAGTTTGAGTCATAGATGAATACACCCCAAATGTCTCACCTGAGTAAGTAACATCATGAATGATTGTATTCAAGACTTCGGGTGATACCCTGATATTCATTACTTGTGTATCCATTATGGGTTTACGTATTCATACCATTTTATCGGATTTGAAACTGTTCCGGCTCGTACCCCTCTTGGGTAATCAAACACTTGATATGTTTGTGTTACATAATCTAAATCTACTTTGTAGTAAAAATATTCTTCAGATGGAAAATCATAATAATTTGGTAAAGAACTTTGAGGTGCTTTCATCATTTTTATAAACTGTCCTGTATTACCATCAAAGAACTTGGCCGTCATATAAAAAGTATTGATATTCAAGAATTGTCTTGATTTCAACCAATAAAGAAAAAACCCTTCTTTATCACCAATATAATCTAATTGATAACTTGGTCTTTTAATTGTAACCGCTGTTGTATTATTTAAAACTGTTGGTTGAAACTTTCCTTGTTGTACTGGTAATATTGTAGTAAAATAAGATTTTTGTGTTCTTGTAGTTGGACTATCATAAAAATCTATTTTCCAAAAAGATTTTGTAAATGATGGACTGTAATAATATACTTGGTCAGCAGTAAATTTTGCTAAGTAAGAATTTTCCCAAAAATTGTTAACCGCAAACACGGGATTGTTTAAATAAAAATCATAGTTTAAAGAACTTTTTGTTCCATCATATAACTGATGGTCAAACCTATTAACTTCGTAATCATCCCCTTGATTTAATATTTTTTCAATAATGGTTGACTCGTATTGTTCAATGGCTTGTTGCTGACCATAGAAGTCCCACTCTTGTTGAAGAGGTATAACCAAATCTTTGGGTTGGTTATTAAACAACACTCTTATCTTATTCGCATCCATCTATTATCGGGTCTGGTACAATTTGGTACAAATCTGTTATGTCAAATGACGCACCTTCAGGATATAATCTGAAAGTAATATCTTGGAATGGGTAGTGGGCAGTATTCAAGTATGGATAATCAACACCTCTACCTAAATTGTCAATATACCCATATTCGTAAATATCTCTCCAAAACCATAATTTGTTGTTATTACTGAAGTAAGCCCAATATGGAATTCCTTCAGTTCCACTTTGTTCAGCAGTTTCAATATAATCTGAAAACACTTTCAAGGTAATTGGATAATGAACTTGGTAATAAAACCCACTTGGGTTTGTAGATGCGGTAGGTGCAATATCAAACGCTTTTTGGTAATAGGTCATTTTATTCATGTAGTTTGAAATAACCCTTTCTGATTGATTACTTTCATTCCACTCACACCAATCACCATACATTGTATCCCCACTATATCTTGGTAGATTAACCGTAAAATTATAAGGAACACCATTTTGTGTTTTTGTGTATCCTGATGTTGTGTTATTTTCTAATGATGTTGGATTTGTTGTTGCCCACCACGGGTTTGTTGTCTTTGGCACCATATTAAATCCCCAACCTCTTCTTAATTGATTGAACCAACCAAAGTATCCAACGTTTTGAAATGTTGCAAACACTTGTGTTAAAGGTTTTTTATTATTATCAACTTGATTTGTAACTTCCAAATCACGAGCCATGGTAATATTATATGTGTTTGAGCTTTGATAATTAACAACCCTTCCAACATTGTTTGGTGTTAATGAAGAAAATTGATAAAATGAACCATCACTAAATGGATTCAATTCAAATCCGTTTCTTGTAATGATTGAATCATGTGGATTACTAATAATCTTATGTAATCTAACATAATATTTTGATTTTGTTTCACCAGAATTATTAATGTCTATGATTCGTTTAAAGAATCCTTGATTACCACTATTAAATGTTGAACCCGTAAATCCAACATTGTATATACTAAAAATATATTCATCTGAACCAATTGTATTATCACCCAAATAAGAAACTTGGAATGTGTTAACACCACTATAATTAAATGACAATTCAACATATTCATTAACAGATAACCCGTGTGGAACAGGGCAAGTAAACTGAATTAACGGTGTTCCATTTTCAGTTCCTTGAGATATTTTAAATGGTATTCCATCCCCTGATACCCATGGTGTTAATGACTGACCATTTGAAAAGTAATATTGCATTGGTACCGTATAGTCATTTTCATATGGATAGGATAAAACAACATTCCAATTATATGTTGACGCACTTTTTGCAACAAAATTTAATTGGGTTGATTCCACATCTGTTCTAATAAATTCAAATTCTTGATATGTTGGTAATCCACTCCATATCCCATTGATTACAGACAACTCGGGATTAATATAATATAAATTATCTCTATACGGTTTGTAATTACTATAACCTACCAAGTTATTTTCGTAGATATATGATAACTTAACTGTTGGTCTAAACAATACAGATTTTTGCCTTTCAGCATCAAACAATGTTGCTAAATTAACATTAACAGTTCTATCATAATCAATTACTTGTGATTGTGTTTGATTTAATTCTGTTACAAAAGATAAATCTGCATCGGGTGCCGACTTATACCTCAAATCAGGTTTAACTACTATGTAATTACTTTCGCTCATTCTTCTGATTTAATATATAATTTTGTAAATTTATCCATGGCAGACGAACCTTTCTTTAAACCGAAATAAAAATACCATGGTGCACTTGTTATAGTTTCATTATTATTACCAAGTGCCGGTGATTGGGAATATTGTCCCAAACTATTTGTTTGGTAAATGTAACCTTTTCTGTTTTGAATTTGATTGTTTCCTCCAATGAACATTGGGTTTAACATTCTATCTAAATTTTGATATTTTTCTTTGTAAGCATTACCTTCTGTATACCAATTGTTTTCCTCGTTACCAAAAATGGACGGTTGACCATCAATATATGCTGTATTTGACCATCTATAAAATGGAACTTCTTGTGATTTGGTTCCTAAATAATCGGCAATTAATGTATTTCCAGTAAATGTTCTGTCTATTCTACGTGGTGATATTAAATCCCTTTCTTCAGTATACCCACTATAAAAAATACCAAATACCGAATTTTTTTGATTATCAACAGACACATAAACAACATTGTCAGTTGTTGTTGCAGGGTCATCAAAATAATTATCCGCAGTATATGGTACAATACCATACTGTGAATTGATTTGTAACATCTGAGCATAATCACCATCAACCCTTAATTGGGGTCTACTGAAAAATGCAGAAATTGATGTGTCTAAACCTGTTTTGGTTGATTTTAATAGGTTAGAGTTTGATATTCTTGATATTATAAATAATTGCAATAAATCAGACACATTGTTCCAAGATGTTGCATTGAACCTATCCATTTGATATCCAAAGTAATTTGGACTTTTGTTTACATCTTTACTCCAAATAAATTTTGGACCCAAATCCATAATTGTAGTTGGGTATAATAAGTTTCTATCATTCACTGGTGAATTAAATAGTCCTGATGGTGGGTATTGACCTATAAAATTTTGACCATCCCATGGACTTGAACGATAATAAAAATTATTAGATTGTGGTTCGTACACTATTGTATCGGCACAAAAATTATAAAAGGCTTTATTTAAAACAACTGTTCTAACAATTGGCTCATTCTTAGCATTAAATCTAACAGCATTTTGGAATGGGAACGCAAACAATGTTCCATTTATCCAAGAGTTTACAAACGTATGTGAAAAAGTTCCTTGACATACTGCAATCATTAATCTAAGTCTTCCAATCCATTCTATAATTAATGAATAATCATTGTTCCTACCAAAGAGGGTACCAATTGGTTTGTTTACTAATATGTAACAACCCTTAACAACAACTTTATCTCCCTTTTTAGTATTAGTATTACATTCATTGGTTGCGGGTAATGCAGTAAAATTTCTACCGTCACCTTGATAACAAGACAAATCAACCATACCATTACAGGTAAATGAATTGGCGATAGCATTAAATGTCGCACCTGTTACTAAATCAGGATTTTCTGTTGGGTCACTAAAATCAAATGATGGTACAACAAGTTGGGTATTAGATGTACCATTATCATCGACAAAGGTATAAGGTAATGCGTTTGATGCTTGCCAAGCAAAATAGTTATTAGCACTGCCATCAAATATAGTACCTACTGGTAATCTATCTGACCTCATAACCATTTTATCTTTATAAACAACCATCTTAGCAGGAGCATATCTTGCCCAAGATGGTGCAAAATAAAGCCACGGTCTTGTATCATTGTTGTCATTACCGTTATTGTCTTTTTTAATTTTCTTAGCCTTTTCTGCCCATATAAACGAACCACCTTCAATATATTCACCTTGTATATAACCCTCAGTACTACTATTTGCAACTAACTGTCCACTTCCACCATTGTACACCATATCACTTGTTAATAAACTATCAGGATTGTCGTTGTTAATTGGATAATCATCAACTTGGTTCATATCCAACGATGAATAATAGTTTTGAAGTGTAGTGGTATAAGCACTGTATTGAGTACCAGCGGTGTATTGGAAAGAGTTAAAATACAAATATCCATTTGAATTGGATTGTAAGTTATTTGTTAATTCTGCGTTTCTTACGGTCTTTAACCCTTGTTGAACGGGAACGTTCATGTAAAAGTCACCACTAATAACTTTTCTACCATAACTACTATAACCAAAAATTCTTGATAAATCATATTTGATTGATTTACGTCCACTGTGTGGGTCAACACCCCTAACCATAAAGACTAAACTAATTTCACCACCAATCCATTGTCCAATATATGAATCGTAAAAATCATGACCGTCTTTACCATCATTTCTAAAAAGTTCAATTTTTTGGTATAATTGACTTAATAAATTTCCTGGTAAGACCGAACCAGCAGGTGCTGGAACTGAACAAGAATTTATATTATCTATACTGAATTTTTTTGTTGAGCTTAAACTATTTTCACACGCACATATATCTTCGGTCGCACCATAAGTTGTATTTGTGTCTTGGTCCACAACAATACCAATTGTTGCTGTTTGTGAAGTTCCATTGTAATCCGTATAATTAATTGTGATTGGATTTTTAGTTTGATTCGTTACAGTATAATTAAGGTAGTTACAAGTTGTAGTTCCTTTAGCATATGCCGCGTTTTGAGATACAAAATCATTATAAGTAACACCAGTAATAACTTGGAAATATTCAATGTCCGTTGGGAACTTGTAAGATTTAGTTTCATTTGGTACTGTCGGGAAATTATATGTTACAGTACTATTTGATAAATTTGGTGATGTTGGATTGGCAAATGTCATCGTTACACTTTTACCAACGTTTGTTGTTCCTGTTATCCCTGTTTCAGGTGTTGAAGTCGCACCACTTGTATTTGGGTCAGTTGATTTGGTCAACTCTTGGAAAGATAATAGTTGCCCCGAAATAAAAGTATTTTGAACATCTGGGTCAACAAATACCGCCATGATATTATCAAAGTGATTTGTATTTGAATTGTACTTTGGTTCTACTTGTACTTTAATTCTGTTTGAACCAGCGTAGGGGTCAGTATCAAAATATTTTGATTTTAAATTATACTTGTTGATAATTTCCCATGGTGGTAATTTATCAATAAAATCAAAATCATTATTATCATTTTTTCTAATTGGGACTCTAACACTTTCAGTATTAAATCCTTTACCCGCAAAAACTTCTTGGTGTTCTGTTACATTAGATTGATTTGGATTCCAATTGTCATACACAAAAAAATCGGCATTTAATGATAATGAATTTTGTGCCGCGGCTTCTTGAATTGCTGTTAACTCATCATTGTCTTGTGGTACAGGTTCTTGTTTACATTCACAAAACTGACATTCAGGATATGTTAAATTTGGTAATGTTATTTTACTAAATGGATTTGTTAATTCTTTAAAAAGATTTTGAAAATTGTATGGTTTTGGGCAATTTATTTGATTATCAGCACCACGCAGTTTATTAATCGCTTTACAAATAACTGAAACAATTGTCAAAATTGTTCCAAACACAACTTTTAATAATACACTTATAATTGGCCATATTAATGCTAACACATGGACAATAGGTAATAAAATCATAATTGTTAATGATGCTGTATATAACAAATACGTCACTAAGGTTGGTATTATACTAAAATTTTGTCTTAACCCATCTGTGGCCGGAAATCTATTATTTTCACTTTCACATTCAGTATTAGTAATTTCTTTAATACCAATAAACTTTTTTCTATTAGTACCTTTTTTATATTCATCAATTAATTGTGATACCGTATAGACTTTATTATATTGAAACTCATAGAATGTATCTTTACAATCAATAGCATCTTGTGCGTTAGTATATCCACTCCAATCTAAACCAAAATAATAAGAACCTATTAACTCTTGATAACCCACATTACTGTCAGGTTTATAAATTGGGTCATTGTATGGGTCAGCAGTACCCCAACCATATTCTTTAATATTTGGTACTAAATAATATGCTCGTCTAACTTCATCCTTTGCAAAGTTGGCTGGTTGTGAATATTTTATTTTAAATCTATATTTTCCTCTAGTTGGTATACCAATTTTTGGGTCAGGACTTAAAACTTGTTCACCAAATTCATTAGTGGTTACATAATCCAAATTCATTGGAACTTCTAATAACCATGTTCCATCACTATCAATTGTTTTTGCCCCTTGTGGAAATTGAGCTTGTTCTAATATAGGTCTACCTTGGGTGTCTTGAAAAATGGTTTGTCTGACACCAATGATTTCTCCAGGTGCGGTTTCTAATGAACAAAGACTTCCTAAATCTTGTGGTGGTTTACAATTCTTTGGTAAAGCATAATCTTTACTATTTGTAATCAAAGAACCCATAAACATGGCTGTTGGAGATATATTAATACCTGATTGACGTAAATCAAAATCAGTTCTTGTTATATCAATTTGACAAATTTCTGGTTGTCCCCAAAATGGTTGTACATTTACACTTTGGTTTAAAGTTACGATTTGTGGTAGTTCAAATAAGTTAGTTGAACTTTTAAAGTTCACACCGTCAAATTGGTCTGCGGTTGCTCTACCCATTCTGATTAAATCTTGTGGTGATAATGAGAATGGTCCGATGTCAGACAAATCCATATCCATAACAACAGTATACGTTCCGATTGGAACACCCATTATCATATAGTCACCACTACCATTTGATTTAACAGTGAATTTATAATACTTGTCATAAACCTCAATCAACGCTGGGTTTGTTAAAATATCATTTTTACTTGGGAATGTTCCTGTTGGGATATGACCTGTATGTTGTTGCTCATAAGGTAATAGATTATATCTATATCCATCAGCGTTTACATCATTAAGACTTCGGTAAGGATATAAATCATAAATTATTTCATCATTTAAATCTTCATCTGTTATTGGAATAAAAACAGAAACTCTTACATTTGGAACACCGTATCCACCATTGGCAAGAACACGACCTACAATTACACCATAGTCTGCACACATTCTTGTGTAGACATCTTCACTTCTGACTTTTAAAGAAAGTATCTCTAACTGGTCAAAATCTTGTTCTAATTCTATATTGACTTGTCTATCAACACCAACTTCTGTACGTATTCTATAAGTTTTGGACATTCCTTTTACTTTCTATCATAAATAGTTTATACACTATTTTATAATAGTAGTTAAAGAATGAATAAAATAAATTATCAAGAGAAGTTTGTTGTCTGGTAATTTTTAACTCTTACCGTAATATCTTTAGTTGGGAAATGGACTTGGTAAATCTGATTTGGTTCTGCAAATATTGTGTTGTCCACTAAAGAAATTTTCTTTGTTGCCGCATCTGAATAAGGCATTGCTGTTTGTGCCGAACTATATTGACCACCAACTTTGTTAAATACTGAAATGTCAGTAACACTTAATACACCATTTTCTGCTTGTAATATTCTATTCAATTCAGATAATACAATATTTTCACCCAAACCTCTTACAGTAGGACTAAAGAATGTGGTGACTCTATCCACAATGTTTGAAATAACAACTCCTTGGTTTTGTGTAGCATCTAAAACAACTGAAATGTCTAACGCCAAATCAATTACTTCTGCACTTCCAATAACAACATAATCATTAATCATTCTATAATTTGACAAATATTCCGCCAAATTTTTCTTCATAGTTTGTGAAACTTCAGATGTTAAATTACCTGTAGCATCATATGATAATACATTGATATTAATTTTATTATTGTTTTCAGTAATAGATACTTTGGCAGGTGCTCCAAATTGACCCGGCATATTTCTTATAATCGCTTCGTAGTCATGTATTGTAACCGCTCTGTTTTGTGCTGCAAAGTTAAACGTTACATAATTTCTAACTTCTTCAGTTGATGGATATCCTGCTCCACCAATCGCGGCCGTTACGTTATTACAAGCTAATGAATTAATTACAGAATTATTTATAATATCAGAAGGTCCATTAACAAAGAAATCAACAGAACCAATTTGTGTAATAACATTAACACCTAAGTTTGTACCTTGTCCACCACCAATTCTATATTGTATAAACATTGTTGTATTTGCTTGTGGAGCATTACCCAATGACATTGAATTGTTTTGGTATCTTTGAATCTTTAACGGTACATCAAGTGCTGTAAACTCTCTAAGTTGGTCTTCAGCAGTATTTGTTCCTCCACCAAAAGTAAGTTTTATAAAACCTTCAGGTGTGTATTCTGTAATAAATCTATCTTGTGTTTGTATATATCTTCCAACTTTAATTGCTGGGTCATCTGATGGTTTTGTAGGGTCCTCAATAAAAACTCTATCTTCAGCAAGTGCCGATACTTCATACCATCTACCTTGCACACCTAAAAATTCTTGTGCCGTTGGTACGTTAGAATAAGATGTACCATCTCTTTGAATTATTGATGTGACTCCTAAAACATTTTTTTCAGGTAAGAAAAATTCAAAGAAAGGTCTAACATCATTTGGAGTTATAACTCTTTTGAATACCTTTGTAATACCATTTACTACAGTTTCTCTTTTAGTGATTGTGTAGTTTATTAAGTTGTTGTTGGCATCAAAATTTGGTATCTTTAATCTATTTGGTATACCATCAGCATTAAATGGTGATGCGAAATCAATATCATATATTGTTTCAAATACTTGACCTGAACCTTGAACTTGACTTCCACGTCTTAATGTTCCCAAATATCTTTCATCTTCTTTATCACCAAATGCCGGAACTGTAATTGAAAAATCAACCAAAGCTACAGATGGTCTTTGACCAGGAATTTTTAATCCATACGTTCTTGCAATGTTATAGATTGATGAACGTTGTTGTGCATATTGAAGAACTGTTTCTTGAATACTTCTATCTATATGATAATGTAAATTGTCGGCTACGGCTGCGTTTAAATCCAAGAATACAGAAAAAACTGAAGCATCATTGAAGTTATCAATCAATTCTGGATAATAAGTTTTTGTGTAATTAATTAATTCCTGACGAATTGCTTGGAAATCCCTTACGGTATATGATATTCTTCTTTGAGCCATTTATGTTAAATATTAAGTATTATAAAATCTTTTGAATTAAAAACGTCATTAGTTATAGAATAATCAATTCTTACCGTAGCTGTATACTCAGTAACATCTTGATTTGTCATTTGTAGTTGTGGATTAATAACATTTCCTGCTGTTGTTACAGTTGCTCCAGCCGCTTCACCAGTTGGTGCAGATATATTAATATTTGTTAATTGTAGTTGAGGCATAAATTTCTCAACAGAATCTCTTATTTCAGATTCAATGTTTTTAAAAGTTGGTCCATCCAAAGGTTCAAAAATGTATTCCAACAATCCAGTACCAAAATCAGGTAAAAAATATCTTGTACCTTTTCTTGTTAATAACAAGTGAATCAAATTACTCCTAATTTCTTCCGCAGGGTAATCTGAAAGGTCCAAATACTTACCATTATACGATTCTACGAAAGGAAAAGTTAATCCATATGTTTTACCATCAGCCATTATCTATAAATATAGTTGTATTTCCTTTTTTGTATTTAGGAAAATAAGGACAATGTCTACAACCTGAACCACAACAAGAACCTCTTTCCAAATGAAATTCTTCGGTAAAGACATATTTTCCATCTTCAATATAAAATGAAGAAGGGAGAAGTATTACCTTCTCCCCTCCATTTTTATCGTTATTATTAATATTACTTGATTTCACAAGCTCCACCAGCACAAGCCAATTCACCACTCAAATCTGTGTTGTCTTGTAATTCAACAACTTTTGATAAGTCAATTGTGTGAAGTTTAGCGAATAATCTTTCATATTCTTCTTTTGTACAGTCTTCAAATGGTGCTTGAATGTAACTTCCGCCATCGTGAGGTAATACAGATAAACCATTGTAGAAGTCACGGTTTTCCCACATCCACTCACCTGCCAATTCCCAATCTTCGTTTTTCAAACTGATTGTTGCTGATACGTTGTGTGTGTTTGAACCAGTTCTGTGACCAGGTCTTACCCACTCTTGTGTGATTTTCTTAACACGGTCCAACAATTGGAATGGAGATTCTGTTCTCAAAATTGCTCCTTCAGGAGATTTTTGTGGAACTGAAATAACTGCCGTGTCGTGTGGACGGAAGAATTCATCTTCAACCAACTCAGGGTGATACATTGCCAAGTATTGGTAAATTGCTTCGTTCTTACCAACACGGATTCTACGAAGGTAATAATCGTTGTGCCATGCGTGGATACCTGAAGATGTTCCCAATGTCAAAGATGTTGTCCCTGCTGGTTTTACGGTAGTTGTACGAGCCGACTTGTTAATACCAATCAACTCAGCAACTCTTGCGTTTTCTTCTTTAACAAGTTTAGCCGCTTCTTTCATGTTATAACCCAATACAACACCTGAACCGATACCTGTCATAGATACACCAATCAACGCTTCCTTTTCAGTTGTACGTTTCCATACGTCTCTCAAGTAATGGAAATCAGTATAACCTGCTTGAAGTGTTCCAATGAAAGTCGCCGCTTTAACACGGTTATTCAAATCTTCTTGTGATTCAATGTCAGAAACATTTACCTCACATAAGTTACAGAATTGGTTTGGTCTCAATGCTATCTCACAACATGGATTAGTACCCCAATCTTTATCATTGGTGAAATAGATTCCAGGTTCACCTGCTCCTGATGCTTCAACCCTTTTCCACAAGTCCATGAAGAAATCTTTTGTAATTTTATGTCTAACCAAAGCCGCTGAATTGTTAGCCCTACCTCTTTGTGGATTTGTTTCCCACCAAGAACCTGATTTACAAGCAATCATCTCGTTGTCATCAGCTGAGAATAAAGAAATCAAAGCCGCCCTACGAATACCACCAGCAAGAACTGCGTCTGCAATGTGACATATCATATCGTGAACTTCAATTGATGATAATTTTTGACCATCTTCTTTTGCGTCCAACATACCTTTCAATTTGTGAATACAATCTTTCAAAGGTTGAGGACCCGGTGCCTTACCACCTGATGTTACAAGTTGTGCCCCCTTTGGTCTAACGTCTGAAAAATCAAACTCAGGTGTTGACAAATGCTCACCAAAGTAAGATTTCATTAACACTTTAATTGCATCAGCCCATCCTTCAATAGAATCCCCAACCAAGAATCTTCTTGTTCTATTTGGGTTAGGTTTTCTAATTTCAGGAAGTTTTTCTACGTGATGTTTTTGAACTGAATATCCTACTCCAGTTCCACCTAATAACAAGAACATTGTTTCTGAAAATGCGTCCAAGTGGTCAATAGGAAGGTAAGCACAGTTGTAGATTCTGTTTGGAGAAATCTCAATTGGTTTACCACCAAATTGCATTGACCTCATTGAAGGTAATACTTTTTTAGTATACACATAATGATACACGTCCACAATCTCACTTGCAATGTGGGGGTATTTCTTAATGTGCATATTCATGTTTCTTGTTACAAGCTCTTCCCAAGTTTCTCTTCTTTCCAACTCAGGAATAAATTTTGAATACTTCATGTGAACCGTTAGGTCCGACAATATCTTTTGTGATGCGTCCATTTTATTTAAAATACTATTTTTTTTTATTAATTAAAGTTATTTGGTTGTTGTACTCGCTCTTTTCTTTTCTCCATAAGTTCTTTGATTCTATCTCTGTTTTTCTCTTCTTTCTTTTCTTCAAATCCTAAGAAGGTAACAGAACTTTCAGTATCAATTTCCAACAATTCGTTGTTGAACTTACAGTTTTCAAAGATAACCCCATCTTTACCCACACGAGACTTGGTAATTGCGATGGTTGCTAAATTCATTTCTTTTTGTTGTAAAGTTTTAGCCACGGAAATGATAACGTGTCCAACTTGTGCCTTTTTAATAGAACCACCCATTTGGTCGGTGGTTACAACCTCAGAAGATATAGAGCTTCTGTTACCCTGTGTTGCGGTCCATCCCACTACGCCAAGTTCATGACACATAGCTTCGTAACCTCTCATAACGGAACCCTCACTTTTCCACTCATCACCCATATTTCTGTCAGGTACAATACAATCAATATAATCTAAAACAATCATATCAATCTTGTGTCCATCAGCAACCATCTTTCTAATCATGTTCTTAATTTGAGTCATTGTAAATTGGTCTGAAGGTAGTTTTTTCAAGAACAATTTGTTGGTCATTTCTTCTTTGACCTGACGTGCTTTTTCAAGAACTTCTTCACGGTGTAATGGGAGTTCATCAGGTGGTATACCTGTCCACATTGTGAAGTGTTTACGTTGGATTACTTTTGGGTTGTCCTCAAAAAATAACTGAAGAACATTGTAACCATTATTAAATGCTGAGTTAGCAATTTTTGAAAGGACTGTAGTTTTTCCTACACCAGTTGGTGCCAAGATTACACCCAATTCACCTTTTGCCAATCCACCTTTTAATAACTTATCAATGCCAGTAATTCCCATTGGAATTGGATGACGGAAATCTTCGTTCAAAACATCTTCCAAGTTTTGGAAAACATCTTCAATCTTGTTTCCATTTTCTCCTACTTGGAGAGCACTTCTTACGAGTTCTTCAAGTTTGTCATAGTTTTCAAATTCTCCACTATCAAGTATTTTTTGTGATTTGGTGATTGCCTTTTGAAGCTCTTGTTGTTTACAGAACTTCAATGATTTTTCTTGTACAAACGATGCTCCTTCAGTAGACGCAGTTTGTATCTGTTTGATAGTGTCGTTTAGAATTTTCAACATCAACTCTTGTGGAAACTCACTTTTCACCATTTGTGAAAGTGTTTCGTATGATGGAGTACAATCGTATTTTACATAGTACTCCTTCACCAATTGGAGAAGTGTTTTGAAATATTTGTTTTCAAAGTGTGAGGGTTCAATTACATCAATGATAGAATGTGAGAAGTCCTTATCTAAGATAATCTGATTTAATAATTGTAGTTGAAACGTGTTACCTAGATACTCAAAATTCTTGTTTGACATAATTAAAATTCCCTTGTTAGTTTTGATAAATACTATTAGATTAAGCTATAAGTCATATAACTTGTAACAAATTTTTCGTCTGAAAAAATGTCAGTTAAGTCCTTCAATACACTTTTTACTTGCTGGCGTATGTCTACGGTGTATCTTATTTTAGGTGGGAACAATTTAGCGTCCAAAATTCTATGACAAATTGTCTGTTCTCCTACCTTTATTAAAAAGTTAAATGTTTCTGGACCCTCAGTATTTGACGTTTGCAAGATACTTGGGTTCTCCAAAATTTCGTCTTTGTTCTCCAAAAGGTATACAACCGAACGCATCTTTTGGCCGTACTCAAACCCGTCTACAAAGTCTTTTAAATACTGATACAATTCCATAGAACTGCGAGCTTGTGGATTGTAATCTCTTACGTTAAAGTAACGTTGGATTACGATGTTGTTGTTCAAGGTAATCAAGAACTCCATTTTAATTACATCTGTTTCTTTCATAATTTTTTTATTTTTCTATTTGTTGTTTGTGTTGTCTTTTTTCTTTTCTTGTCAATTTCATCAAAGGTCGTATAAATTTTATAAATTCATCATCACTCTTACCGAGATATTTGAAGAATCCATCTTCTGTCATCATACGAATTAGATTTTTGTAACCCCTACCTTCAGGGTCTAAAGTGTCGGCATAATATTGTTCAACAAGTACCCTACCTTCGTCAGAAATAAGTGGATTTTGTAAGTCCACGATTTTTTTGTTTGTTTGGTAGAATGATTCTCCGAATTCTCCGTCTTTTGTTTTTCCACTTACAATATTTTTTAAAGTTGTGTTTTTTTTGTCTTGTTCTAAAAGTTCTTCAGCCTTTGTTAAAATATGGTTAAAAGTTACCATAGAATCAAGTATCTCAGGAAAGTATTTCACAATGGTCTTTTCACCCAACCTTAATATACCACTAATGTTATCTGATTTATCACCAGTTAATATCTTAAGAGTCAATACGTTATAGTGTGGAAATTCAGTATCACCAAATTTAACTTTATCACCATTTTTAAATGTGACTTTGGAAATTGGTGAGTAGATTGATGTATGTTTATCAATCAGTTGGAAGTAATCTTTATCTGCCGATAATATTGTTTTTGATTCTTCTTTCGCAATCTGACAATAGTAGGCTATTAAATCATCCGCCTCACATTCAGTTGCTCTTACCTGACGAACAAAACATTCTTCAAGGTATTCTTTTACTCTTTCTTTTTGGATATGGTATGACTCAAGTTTAAACTCGTTCATACTCTGTCTACGGTTTAACTTGTAGTTAGGATATAATTTACGTCTAACGGCAGAGTTGTCGTCACCGTCCCAAAAGACAATAATTTTGTCGTAGTTGTGTTCATCAATTTGTTTTCTGAGGGTATTGATAAAATGAAAGACACCCCCGATATGGTTTCCTTCCACGAAGAGGTCTCTGACCCCATGGAATCCGATTTTAAATAGGTTATCACCATCTACTAAGAGTGTCTTCACAATTTATTGTTTATACTGTTTCACTTTCTTTTTCCTCAAACAAGCTGAAATCTCCGTCAGCCCCAATAATTTCTTTCCAATACTCAGCGTTTTCTTTCTTGTATTGTTCAATAGATACTTTCTCTTCCGCAGCATCTTTTCCTGCCAAGAATCCGTGTGGTGTTACGATGATTTTTCCATCCTCATAACCCAAACCATTGATGTGGTTTTTCATAACAGAAACTTTAGTACGGATTGCAAACTTAACAGTTCTTTTGTCTTTTGTTGCAGAAATTTTGTTTGTTCCCGCACCTTTTTGATTACCAAACAAGAATACCAAAGATGAGTTTAACCAAATCGCCTCACCACCTTTTGCTTTAATCTTTGGTTGTCCAAATGGATTGTCAGGAAGTTCAACCCAAGGTTGGTTAACAATAACTAAACTGTTTTCGTATTTTGAATCAGATTTACGAGAACCTGAAATACGTTGGTTGATACCCATACCAATTTTGTCGGCAAGAACCGCGGCGTTGTGTTGTTTACCACCTTTACCTTCGTAAGTCATCTTACAAGGAACCGAACCTACAGAATCCCAAAGGAATAATAAATCATATTCCAATTCACCTTTTTCTTGAGCATCCAACAAACTATTAATATAATCCGTAATTTGTTCAATGTAAGAAAAGTTGTTGTTGAAAATAAAAAATCCATCCCAATCCAACTCACCTGTTTCGGGGTCAACCACTTCGTCACAATCAAAACCCATAAGTCTTGCGTGTTCAAAACTCCACTTCTGTTCGGTAATAATGAACACGGGAAGAATATTTTGTTTCTGAGCCGATACGGCCGCTTTTACGAGACCCGTTGTCTTACCTGTATCAGAGTGACCCAAGAACATGTTCAAGTGTCCTATGGCGGGTCCTGGTAGTCCTACAGCGTCCAAGAAATCTTTACCCAAGTCAAAGTATCTTTGTGGTTTATACTTCGCCGAAGTTGAGAATTTCTTCTTTACTGAATTAAAATCGTTTTTCTTGATTGCCATGTGTGTTATAAATTAATCATGTATGGTACCATACAAGATACCATACATGATGTTTTGTTTTATTAGAACGGTAAGTCCTCAGCAGGTTCGTCAAATAATTGTGGGTCTGCAGGAGCCGCAGGTGCTGATTTAGAACCACCCATCATCATATCTCCTGAATCACTATACAAGTATTTACCTGTTTCACTATCCCAACGAGGTTCTTCACCACGAGAGATTGCTTCCAAATATTCTACAGGTTTCTTAGAGTAAACATCATTCCATGTCAACTCATCCGCCAACCACTCTTCCATAACCTTAGCGGTCTCGTGAAGAGGTGCTGGGTCATCGTGCATAATAGTTTGGATTGTTGTGTAATCTTTTCCACCAGGAGTTTTAGATTTAACCAACTGTACAATAAGGTCTCTACCTTTTTGTGAATCAGTTACATCACCTTTCTGTCTCCAAATTGGAATAATTTTGTCAAGAATACCATCATTCTTGTAATTGTGTTTGAAACGCCAAAACTTTACACCTTCGTCTTCAGCATCACGGTCAATAACCTTTACGATGTAAAATTTACGAGATTTGTATTGTTTAGCCAATTCTTTGTCTGACTCTTTGCCGGTAGACATCAACTCATCGTGAACCTCATTCAAAGGTGAACGCTCATTGTCATTTTTACCTGGGTCATAGAATTTTTGCCATTTACCACCCACTTGTAATTCATGGTACCAAACCTCTTTGAAAGGTGAAGAACCATCGGGTGTAGGAAGGATACGTACTCTACGTTGTCCTTGAGATTGCCCTTGTGGAAGAATACAAGCAAAATACTTTTTCATTCTTTCCTCTTGGGACATTCGGTTAGAGTCTCCGAAAGACTGTGTGTTTTTTTCGTACTGTGAAAGTACTGCGTCAAGTGAACTCATCATGTTTTTTGTTTAATTAGATTGTT